TTCTTTGGGGCACTCCCCAGTATTGGGCATCAAGCACTCGCCAAGCGATGGTGAAATGGTCGCCCATGATGCATCCGGCTGTCTGCCATTTTCCCTTCGGAGGGAGAGGTACATTGGATTCTTCGTCTGTGATGCTGACGATTTCTTGGAGGACTGCCTGGAAGTCTTTGCCCTTGTTGCTACTGAATGCTCCGGGCACGTTCTCCCAGACCATGTATCTCGGTCTGATCTGCGTTCCTGTTCTGCCTGCTGCTCTGTCACTTTCTCTCATCTCCTTTATGATCCGTATCTGCTCACGGAACAGATTGCTTCGTGAGCCGTCCAGACCCTCACGCTTTCCGGCTATGCTCATGTCCTGGCATGGAGATCCGCCTGCGATGATGGTCACTGGCTCTAAGTCTGCGCCGTTTAATTTATTGATGTCTCCGAGGTGTTTCATTTCCGGGAAGTTCTTTGTGGTTACCAGTATCGGGAACGGCTCTATCTCGCTTGCCCATATCGGTCTGATTCCGAATATCGATCCTGCCAGTTCAAAGCCACCGCTTCCAGAGAACAAAGACCCCATTGTTATTTCCTGCTTCATCTGTCCCACCCCAGTTTCTTTCCGCACCAGTGGCAGTGCGTGTGGTTTCGGGAGGTTCTCTTTCCGCAGGCAGGGCAGCAGTAAAAGTCCATACCTCTCTTGATTACTGGTGCTTCTGTCTCGTATTTTTCGACCATCCGCTTATGCTCATCTGCCATGCTCTGGTAGTCGTACACGATGTCCATCGCCTGTGTGAGTGCCTCCTCTATTCTTTCTGCCATCTTCCACATCTTTTGGGTCGCCCTCAGTTATCTTCTGCGAGTATTCTGTCTGCGCTTCCTTCAGAAGTGGGATGATCTCCGTTTCCTTAATATGTATCACTTCTCCGCCTCCTTTGGTTTCGGTGGGTCTACCAGTCCGAATGTCATGAGTGCCATGTTATATCCTCGCACCTGGTGCGTGAATGGCGACACCTTGACTGGCGGTGGGATGAGTGGCTCTGGCTTCGGGTTCATGCGTTCCCGGTCGACTGCTGCCATTACTTCGTTCAGCTTCTTTCGCTCTGCATCGATGGACGGTGGCAAGTTTACCAGTCCTGCCAGTCTGTTCAGCAGTTCGATGTCAGCCGGTCCGCTTAGTGTCTGCGTCTGCCTGCTCCACTTCATCTTTCCCCAACTCTTTATGATTGTGAACTGGACATTGTCTGCTTCTCTTATGAGTATCTGTCCGTCCTTCATTGCCATTTTCATTGTTGGTTACTTCCTTCCTGTTAGTCCGTGTTTTCTTCGTATTCGTCTCTGGATATTACTCTTACCTTTTCAACCGGGACGTGGCAGAACTGCGCCATGCCTTCCTTCTGGCTCTCTGCGTATTTCGTGAAATCAGCCTTCTGTAATCCGCTGAGTGAAATATCTACAATCGTTGCTGCGTATCCGACTGTGCCTTCTCCACCATATATCTCTGCGTCCTTTACCTCGAAGTAAATTCCGAGCGACATTGTTATATTGTCCATGCTTGCTTCCCCTTCCTGCGGCCGTTCATCTATTCTTCCGTGTAGAATGTGTGGTTACCGTGTGTGAATAATTTTTTCAGTGTGGTGTTGTGCCATGTGGTTTCATCCGTGGTTCTCTCGAAGTATGTCGCTCCCCGGCTCTCATTCCAGTGCTCTACCTGCACCATTTCCAGTGCCCGGTAGCAGTCTGCGTCCGGTTCTACCCTGTCGTATCTTCCATTTTCGTATGCTGCGAACTGGGTATCCTCTGTGATCACTCCCTCGATGGTATCCGGGAAGTCATCGCTCCATACTCGGTTCAGCACTACCAGTATGACCAGTGCCTTGCCCTCGGTGTCCTCGCCCTCTGCTTCCGCCATGGCGATTTTCGCTAATCTGTAGGAGTCATCTGCATCCCAGTCCAGACTGCCGATTGCTGCGGTCGTTGTCGGTACTGGTGTCTCAGTGCTCTGGAGGATTGCGTTGTAGTAGGATTGTTCCTCTGCCTGCTCTGCTGCCTTGTATGCGTCACGCTCTTTGCACATCTGTTCATATTCTTCCTGCGTCAGCCATGTGTCCGAGCCTTCCACCTGCACCATGCCTATGTGGTTTTCCTCTGTGTACTCGCTCCAGTCCGGCATCGGTTCGTTTGCCCATGCGATAAGCAATCCGACAAACATTCCCGCTCCCACTATTACCGCTACTGCATCCCCTGCTATGCGCTTCAGCTTTCTTTTCAGAATTCGCTTCTGTCTCCTACTGAGTTTCAAATCGTCATGCACCTCCTGCTTACTTCTCGACTGCTTCCAGTCTCTTTTCCTTTCTGTTGTAGAGGATCATCTCTTTCTCATCCTCTGAATGGAGCATATAGTCATCTGGGTTCATTCCCTTCTTGACCAGTATCTCTTTCTGATTCCTTGTCAGTTTCTTTGGCTGTTTCATATGTTCTCTCCTTTTATACTTACTTGACTTTTACCAGTACCTCATTATGCTCTCTAGGCTTCTTGGGTCTGGCATGGAACAGGTTCTCCAAGGCTTTGAAGAGTAACTGTTCCGTTCATGCTCCCTGAGTATTCTTTGGGGTAGCTGTACTAGTCGCCTGCAGTGCGGTCTTTTTCATTCCCCGCTACCGAGTGTTAAATCGCACCCACGCATCCATGCTCTCGGTATTCTCTCTCTGCGTGTTTCTCATCTGCCTCCGAACCGTTGTTGTTTTACTTGGGTCTGCGTTCCCTACCCCAATTACGACAGCTATTCATGCAGGCTCATGTCCTGCTGCCGGAGCGATTTACTGCGGCGGCTCGCTCCTACCTATCGGTTTTTATCCTGGTCGATGCTTGCCAGTGTGTTTCTTCGGTATTCAGTTTTTAGGTGTGATGCATACGCATCGTTCTGTTTTTTTGGTATCTGTTGCCTGCACCGGGCAGGTGTAGTTGATTTTGCCATTGTCAGTGCTGCTTCGAAGCATTCCGCTTTCGTACAGGTGCTTCCTTGCGTATCTGGCACTCACTCCCTTTGTGCTACAGAAGTGATTAAACTCCGGAACTCTGATGCGGTATTCTCCGTCCTCTAGTTCCTTACCCTTGGTCAGTTCTGTTACAAAGGTATCTGTGTCAATCAGTGCGGCCTGCTTGTCCAGTGCTCTCCATTCTGCCAGTTCATCAAGTCCGTTGATGTCAACCTGTGCCTTGCTGAACACATCCAGTATCATGGGGATTCTTTCATCCGGGGCCGCTGCCAGTATCTTTGCTATCTGTATGGCAGTCTTGATATCCAGTTCTTCCATTCCACTTGCTCCTCTCTGTTAGATGGAATGCTGTGCGACCTCTGCCTTGTACGGTTCTCCACCTCTGGCGAGTTCACGGTACATGGTAGCCGAGTGGACACCGATTGCCATCGCCATCTCATCTACTGTTTTGCCCTGTGCGTTCAGTGCTTCGATTTTCTTTCTGTCCTCGAATCCGATGCGCTTGTACGCTTTTCTCGGTCGCTTATTGGTTGCCATTGCTCTCCACCTCCTCTGTTTTTAGGCAAAAAAATAAATGCGCCAGAGTGATTATTCACTCTAACGCATTTATCAATTTCTTATAAAAATTAAAAATGCGAAGTGAGTTATATCACTCATTTCGCATTTATCTTATTACTTCACGATTTTTTCCAAATTATCTGGCAGACCGCGCCATGGCGCAGACGTTTTCTATTGCCACATGCCTCCGGCTGGATTATACTAGGGGCAAAAGGAAAAGCTTTTACAGGGAGGGCGGAGCATGCAGCTGACTTATCTTCACATCCACAATTTCAAGTCCATCCGGGACATGGAGATCCGGGACATTGACCGGGCCCTGATCCTGGTGGGAAAAAACAATACAGGGAAGACCTCGATCCTGGACGCAGTCTGCGCCGTCTGCGGCTGCTACCAGGTCCAGGAGGCCGATTTTAATGAAAGGGAACAGGCCATCCGCATCGACGCCTCCTTTTCCATCAGCGGCGAGGATCTGGCCCTGTTCCACCGTATGGGCATCGTCAGCCAGTACCGACGGTATGAGGTGTGGAGGCGGG